GTAGCCGACTACCTTTGGAAGGTAACCAACGAGGGGGGTAGGCTTCAGCAACTCAGCAGTCTCGTGCCCGAAAGCCAAATGCTGGTGGACTGGAGGATTTAACAAGGAGTGCTGGACACGGGTGGACCCTTGCAACTGGACTACTTGGTCCTCTGTAGTTGGCCAGTTGCGGTACTTGTCGGGACACACCGCAAGAGCGACGCTGACTGCTACCGTGGCCGACACAGGGCCAGCCACAGAGGCCTGCACAGGGCCCGTAATGGCAATCTTGGCGTGGGAAGAAAAATACTTGACAATGCCGGGGGCACTAGTAAGAGAAAAACTAAAGTGGCCAGAAGTTCCGGTTACCTTATAGGTTGCTGTGGCGGTGATCGAGTGTTGGGTAAGCTCAGGTGTATCACCTATGACTTGAGCCATGATGCCTGTTCGCTAAAACTACTAAGGCGTGTGTGAAAGGCGAAAGGGAAGAGTTGGAAGTTTAACCACGTACCAAGGTGGAAAGCGGCTATTTCAACCATTTACGCAATGAAGGAAGGGCCTTAGAGAGGAGCTCCGCTGTGGGAAGGGTAGAGCTGGGGAAGCTGCGGTTGAGCCAGGTCACATAGCTCGCCCGGAACACCATGTCACGGTGGTAGTTGTCCTCGAACACCGTACCGACAGAGTGTGCAGACTGTCCAGGGGGCAAGAGGTGGTGGGCTTCATCATCGATGTACGCGGCCTGCACACGATTGTCGAAAAGGGCTGGAACCCCGGGGTAAAAATCCTTGAAGTACTGGTAACAATCCAGCTTGTGCTCACAGTCCCCTTTGATGGCTCGAAACTGACGAGCCCTGTCAGCCACCTCTAGGCCTCCAAACAACTGGCTTAAGGGATCTGAAGCCAAGGTAGGCCCCACCGGGGGTGGTGCCACAGGTTCAGGCTGAAGTGCCATGAGGTCGGACAGGGAAGAGGTGTAGGAAGGTGGAGGAGCCCGTGGCTCAGAAGGGGGTACTGACACCAAAGTCATCTTCTGAGTGTACGAGTGGCGATCAAAGTGTATGCGAAGATTGGTGACAGTGGCAAAGTAACGGCTACACACTGGGCAAATGTGATCGTCGTCCTTGATAAGGTGACTAGCGCTGAGGTCCATGTTGCCGTTCGCTAAAACTACTAGGCGGAAGGGGGGTTGGAATTTCAACAGTTTTACCACTTGCTGAGGTGGGACGGAAATAAAATGCGGGCTGATGGAAAGTATAAGCAAGGAAATGGAATGTCGTGAGTAGAAGAATGAAAGGCGAAGGAAGTAAGTCAGTGCCCGGAAAAAAAACCGTCAAAGATGTGCTGATAGCGTGGGACATGTGCGCTAGGAAGGTTGTTGATGAAGTCAGGGAGGGGCATGTGCTCGTAAGCCAACTGGGCGACTGCAACCGATGACGGGTCGTCCACGGGACAATATTGCAGCAAGTCCAGGTAATTGACCCACTTGTCAACGGCAGAGGGGTCGCGGGTGATGAGTATGGAGGTTCTGTAGAGAAGCCCCTCCGCTGAATAGGTGGGCTCCTCCCCGCCAAGGAGGAACCCACTGAACTCCACTTCAGTGCCGACTTGGTCTTTGAACTCCCAAGGACTGTCAGGGATTGGATGGGAGCTCGTTTCGCGGTCGGATGCAGCGTCGTCGCCGTTGACCACGGTAACGTCTTCGTCAGGGTTAAGGTCCGTGGTCTCAAACGTCACCACGGCACGCGTGATGGAGTTTAGTACCCAAGTGAACCGGTCACCGGAAGGTTGCATGGCTCGCATTGGGCCGTGCTGGGAGCGGGAGGAAAGGCGCCGGTGCACATACCCATTGATAAATTCCTGGGGCATATGACAACGGTTAAATATGTGTCGGTCCAAGTTTACCACACCTGCGTCCCGGCCAACATCCCATCGAGTGACGTCTGAGGAGAAAATGCGTCGCCCTGGCCCGCGCCTCCACTTCCGCTTATATGCTTTTCTGAAAGCAGATGGGTTCATCCGACGATAAAATATCACGTTCGGGGGGAAGGCAGGTAGCAGCTCTTCCTCTAAAAACAAAGCGTAAGCGGCATCAGAGAGGGTTTGTGCTACATCGAACTCGTGGATCAGTTGTCCGGGTATGGCTGCGACTTTGTTCTTCTTCTCGGCCTTCTTTATCACTTGGTTCTTGAGCGTGATCTTAATGTCGGAACCGGTGCGGTCAGGGTCGTGGGAACGGAGTTTGGCCAGGACGGCTTGAGTGGTGCGCTTGCTGCAATACTCATCCACCGCCCTGTCGACATATATTTCATGTTTGGCTGCTGTCCAAACAGGAGGGCACGGAACAAGTCGGTCGAATTGATAAATCAGGTCAGTCCGCGGACACGCCTGGTTACGTAGCAGGTTCTGCTGATAGGTTCCTGGCTTGAGACGTTTGTCCACTGATTCAAAGTAGGTGGCCGTGTCCCCTCGTTTGTGGACATGGGGATTGACAAACGCTACCTCTTTAAATTGGTCTGTCTGCCCGCGTGAGGTGTTGAGCTCTCGAAACTCCTTAGCGATGAAATGAGTTTCCAAATTAATGGTGTCCAGAGGACCGGATGAAAGTTCGGGCACCTGGGCAGGGAGTTGGTCGTGAGCGCCTGTGTCCACGACGTAGCACTGCGTGGCCTTCGGCACGACAGACTGGAAAGCCGAGGCTGGGACATCGGAACCAACCGAGGCAAACCATGGCAAAAGTGGCATTGTCCAGTGAAGGTGACGGTAGAAGGCAGCTTTCACGAGCCAATCGGGCCCTGGCAGCGTCGAGGAGCCGCTGGCACGGAGCGCGTACGTCAAGGCATTGATGATCTCGCTCCCCGTAGGTGGGGCTCTTATGACAGTGGTGGGGTTGGCGGCTTCCATGTGTAGGTAGACGCCGGTTGAACTGCGAGTTAGTGCTACGTAGGCGGCTCTGTCAAGAACCGCACCTTCAAGCCCTGTCATGTCCACCTCTACGTCAGTCTTGAAGTCCTCTCCCTGGACTGACGAGTAAGTGTAGGCATCACGCCCATAGGACGAGAGAACCTGGACATAACGTGGTGAGGCAGTGCAGACGGGGATTCCAGTCTTGCCTGCCACAGTGTGGGTGATGTGGCCCACCGTGTGGTTAGTTGTGTGAACCCCCAGTGTGTTGGCTAAGAGCTGGAAGCCGCGGTGTGTGCGTGTTGCGTACCGTGTGGCTTGCTTGGCTAGTATGTCCATGGGGCTGGGGTCATGCTCAGACTGAGTCCCAGCGACGGGAAACTTTGACACGCCTTGAGCCGGGTCACCGTTGATGACAAACTCTGTGACCAATGGATTGCAGAGGGCCACCAGGTCAAAAGTCCCTGGCCAGAATTTGCCAGCGTCGTCAAACACCACAGGACCAGTTGAAGGTTCGGTAAGTATGGTGGGCAACGTGGGGAAGTTGGTTCCACGGAAGTCTGGGAAGTCGAGCTTTGCCTTGGCCTGCGCCCTAAGGCTCTCAGTGTGGGACACGATGCGGGCCTGTCGACGTAGAGAAGGGGGCAAAGCCTTCAGGTACGCAGTGGTGGCAGTTGTCTTTCCGCATCCCCACACCCCCAGGTAGGCGCGGACAGGAATTTGGACAGTCTTGCCCTCAAGGCGATAGGTGTCAATGACAGAGTCAAGGCTTTGCAGGACTTCTCGCGAGCCGTGAGTTTCAAGCACAGAAGGGTGTGCCTTGAGGTCAGCCATCAGACGAGCGGCACGTTCAACGTCTACAGTGTACGTGAGGAGCTCCTCTTGCAACGGCACATCCGGTAACTTTAAGTTCCGGAAAGCTGTGAGCGATGCGGCTAACTCATTGCGCAAGGTCGTCCACATAGGCGGAGCCGGGGGCAAGTTGTGTCTGGTACGATTGTCCCGCTGCGCTGTTGAGTAATGGCCAACCTTGAGGTCCGGGTCTGAAAGCGGGTGGGCTGCTGGCATCTTAAGCTGGAGTTGGCGCTTACCAAGCTTTATTCCCCGAAATTTTTGCCACAGCGTGCGAGGGCTGGTATAGGCAAAAGTTTGTGGCAACGTTGCCACTGGCCGCTGTGACATGGGGGAGCAGTACTGCACAAGACGGATCCATGGAGCAGCATATGCACGCTGGAAGTCATAAGCAAATCCCTCAGGGACGCCTGGGTCGATGGGTTTCGCGACCCTAGAAGCGACGATGGCGTCTGCCACGTCCAGCTTGGTTTCAGGTAGTGGGTTAGTGCCGGCAAAAGTCTGAGCAATTTCATAGAACTCGGGTACGGCGTCAACCGGTGCAGCGTTGTACTGGGCAACAAAATCCTGGAACCAGGCCGGATGCACCTGGTTAATGGTCGCGAGTAGGCGTGCCAGAGTGTTCACGGGGGTGGCAGGAGCTGTGAAGGTGGCAAGTTCAACGTGCAGCTGGTTGGGATTGCCGCCACGGCGCAGGTTAAGGTGGAGCATGGGTCGGTCGGGGGCGCCTGGCTGTACCACTTGGTGCACCAACCCTTGAAAAGTCAGACCCATGCGAGAAGTGGCAGCGAACTCCTGCATTTCAGCCAGAGTGACAGGGCCCACCTGGACCCCAGGCTGTTGGACGCGGCGGGTAAATGCCATAAACCAACAATACCACATGTGTGGCGTACCGCCATACTGAGCCACACAGTCCCAAAAGCATGAGTAGCCGGGAGTGAGTAAGGGGAATGCAGGGACTTGCTGCTGGTAACTGTCAAGCAAAGCTTGCCGCCAGTCAACAAAAGACATACCAGTGGGGTCGACGGCGATGGGATTGGCATTGGGGCCAACCGGTATGTTTTCGGGCACAACCACCACCGAGGGAAGTGGGACATCGATGAGGCGGCGTTTGATGACGGTGGCTGGGGTGCTATCGCTGACAGGATGTCCGGTAAGAACCCCAACCCGGTCACAATTCCCCTGCCACCGACCGACGTGGCTCAGGAAGTTAGTGGCCAATTGCATAACAACGCGGCAACGCGACCACCACTGTGAAAGACTGTTGAGGCAGGCTTGACGAAAGGTCCAAACTGGATCACCCCGGCGTAGCCAGGTGGATAGTGTCCAGTAGTATGTTGGCCACAACACGGGGATTTCTTTAGTTTCCAAGGAGGAGATTACATTTTCCAGAACGCACAAGCCCAACCAAAGCGGCAAGAGCCAAGGTAGGGAAGAGAAGGGAAAATACCAGGGCAACAAGAAAACCCAGTCCAGGCCGGGTAGGACCGCGTAAACGCCGATCGCCCAGATATAACCTTGCCAGAACCAGCCGCGGCCGGGAAGGGTGGAGAAGAAAGTGTGGCCGGGCGCCCCTATGATCTCGTAGAAGATCTTAAGGAGGCTGTAGTACATCCAACCGGGCAGCCATAGCTGTCTGTAGAAATGGCCAGCGAGACGAGAGAAAACCTTGACCACATGGCCTGGCAAGATGGCAGTGATGACGACGATACTTGCAGTCAAAGCGAGACGGGGTAGGCGAATGTCGAGAAGGTTCCAGAAGTGGCGCAGATAGCTGAAGATGTCGAGATGCAGCACGACAGTCGACACAAGCTCGCCAATGACGATTTTGGGCAGTATGTACACGAAACAGGCAGAAGTGAAGGCAGACAACCGTTCAAGAGCCGTCGGGTGGTTGGGGATTGAACGCAAGTCAGGGCTCCAGTGGTAGCGCGGAGTGTAGCCCCCACCAGGGGTGGGATGGATAGTCCGTACGCGTTTGCGCTCGTCAATGTAGGCGTATACATCGGGCAAGGGCCTCAACATTTGCCACTGAAAAGACATGGCGTAGGCGGTGTTCCAGAACGTTCTATTGCACCACCACCACCAAGTTTTGTGCGGAGCCAGGTGTCCGGCGATGTGTGTCGCCATCCAACGCTCACGTGCAGTGGTCTTCGGGTTGATAGCATTGGCAGTTTGGGTCACTTTCGCGGCGAGATTGCGGGTAGAAAGGTCCGGTGTGCGGTCGACAAAATTTAACACCCCGGTGAGCATCTTCACAGGTAGGTACTCATCAGAGAGTGTGCCTGTGAGCACGGCAGGAACGCGGACATAGGAGTGTGTGGGGAAAGTGCGGGTGTGCTGGTCACGTGCGTCACCGCAGTAGATGTGCCACACGCAATGCCCAAGCTTGTACTCCAACAAGGTCACATGGTAAATGCGGCCGTTGGAGGCACAAACCGAAGACGTCCGCAGCCAGGTAGTGGTCACAGCTATGGGGGTGAAGTAGGCCTCGGCCTCGCTGTCTGTGAAAATGTAGTTGAAGCCATTGAGGTCGTACTCAATGTGATGGCTACTGGGCTCAAAGGTGGTGGCGCGGTCCAGGACCTCCGCCGGGTTCACCCCAGTGACGAGCAATTGGGCTTCTGGATTGTCTTTAACGAGCTGTTCCACAAGTTCGTGGGGCATAACCTCGCTAGAAACATCATGCAAAAGGTAAAGCGGATGGTCACGGAAGTGGGCATGTTGTATAGCACTGCCTGGATAGCGTGTAACGTCGCGAGCTTCAAAGACAGGGTTTTGGACACTAGCAGGGGCAGGAAGCAAACCAAGCTTAGTGGCTTTCACCGAAACGACGCCGTAGTTGCCAGGCTGCAGGAGGGAGCGGCCCAGGCGCCGCAGCTGAAACTCCTCAATAGACTTGTGTAAGGCATGTGGTGTTTCGGGAGCGTCAGGAAGCGGCTGTTCCATGCCGAGGGGACGGAGCAGATGGCGTTGGCTCTCTGGTATAGCATACGGCGTCGTCTCTTGTGCACGAGCACGGCCGGAGTAATAATCAACGAGGTGGCGGTTGAGGATTGCATGCTGCTGCGGGCTCCCGGAGAAGAAACTAGGTGCCAGCGTTGAGCCGTAGACAGCGACCAACTTGGCGTAAACGGCTAGGAACTTCTCTTCGGCGACGCTCAGGGTCGGTGATTGAGGCACAGGACAACCCTGAGCAAGGTCCGCACAAGAGCAATTGGGGAGATGGACCGTAGGAGGGCGGGTGCGAAGTTCAGGGTCTCGGGTTGTGAGAATGAGGGGTTCGTCGTCCTCAAGGGGGAAGAAGGCCAGAGCTTCATCAGCAGCGCTGGCGCCGGTGGCCTGCCCACCGGGGCCTTCAGTGCGTGAAGACTTGGCCTTCTTGAACCATGAGAGGCAACGGGCCCAAGGGCTTATACGAAGGTTGGGTTTCTCCGCCATCGCAGCGGAACCCG